CTTGTAGTCCCCACTACAAGAGCCAATATGCTACATAAACGGGTGAGGTACACTAACCACACTGGTGTAGGGCCAATGCCTTTCCTAAGGGCAAAGAACCTGGGGTGATGAGTCCCCCCTACACTGTATCAGCATGGCCATTGGCCGTCCATGCAAACTACCACACAACCCTACCCACTATGGAGGTGTGGGAACCTTGGGAATATTAGGCACCTCTGGCTTGAGCCAGCGCCACCTATGTCCCCCAGTTCCCTCTCCCTCGCCGTCATTCTTTGGCGCAACCAATGCAGTTGGCGGAGGATTGACGTCGAGCGTCGGGCTCTTTGGATTGAGAAATTCTATCTCATACTCACAAAGAAGCTCACCGGCGATAGTATTTGCGTTACCTTGGCTGACATAATAGCCAAAGAACGCGGCACACTGTTGATTCGTACGAGCGACATTCGTATGATCAACCAAATGGTCTACGGTGTACCAAGCGTTACGGTCTTTGCCCTTAGCGAAGTCAAACTCAAGCATAATGGGAGCAGTAAAACTGCCACCCTTTCCAATACGCTGGAGAGAACTACACCAAGTGGCTCCAACCATACCGCTATTGGTATTAACTAGAGTTTGCCCAGTGGGTGTAACAGCATATGCATGCATATCCTGTTCTTCATAAAAATCTCCAAGTGCAACAAATCCAGGTGTCGTTGTGGGTACACGGCTCACAAAGAACACCTTGGCTTTCTTCCACCTATAGAGAGAGTATGACCTGGCTATGCCAGACAACCAAGGGAAGACCCCAGCCTCCGCTGGGTTCATATCAACACGGCCCGCTAGGTTCAAAGTTTCACCTACCGGTAAAGCTGCCATGGCTTCGATGTGCTTCACAACACAGCCCTCTCTAGTATGAGAAACAATGGCATTGCCAGTTCTATAACTAGAGTTATTGGCCTGGTTGGCCATCATCGCAGCTTTAGACACTTTAGCCTTCATATTTGCTGTATTACTGGTTCAAAATCTTCAACGGTCATCATCCGTGATTCCAGGGTATCTAACTCTGCAGTTCTAATCACCTCCTCAATTGCTTCTTGCATGTCAGGGGTGATGCCAAATGCTATCCAAAACTGGTATCGGGTTTCAGCACTTGGGTTTTGGTAGCCTCTGTTCATCCCTTTGGCAAGGAATTCAAACCCAGAGTTCATACCACCAAACCCTTGTACTCGCTTGGCTTTGTCACCAAGATGCATCATGCGCTGATAGAGTTCCTGCACAATTGGCACTCCTCCAGCTAGAGACATACCACACTTGCCCACGCACTCAGCCCACTTGTTGTAGCTCTTCACGAGGTCGGTCATATTTGGATGTAAGCACATCGTGTCCTTGGCCAAGCTAACAATGGGGTTGCGCACCATTAACCAGGTTCCATTGACATTAACTGGATTAGTCTGGCAGAACTCGATTTTCTGGATGTCATACACAGGCTCTTCAACCTTCATGTTGAATCCCATCTGCATGAACCAGGCATCAAGCCCCTTCATAAACTTCTCCAATTCTCTGGACTCCATGATTACCACGCAATCATCCCCATTGTTAAGCAATGAAGCCTTAACACCACGCTCATCCAAGTATGCCCTAACCATGCTACACATAAGTAGACAATTCCCGAGGGCTGTGTTCATGTCCCCACTCATTCTGCATCCATCCACCTGGTAGACTACCTTGGCTTCGTCGCAATAGGCAACTCCGCGGTTGGCAATCTGCCATTCAAGAAGCTTAGCAAGATGCTTGGACTTAAAAAGCCCATTGTAAATGCTATGCTCCCACTCAAGCGCCTCACGAGACACATGCTGATCAAACCGACTTGCATCCAGTCCGATAGCCACTGGCCTTGTGTACCGTGCCCATTTCTCCACTATGTGCCCAGCCACCTGCTCAGAGTTGTATCCCTTCATCACGGTAGGTCCGTCAAACATTCGACCAATAGCAGCATATATTCTATGCTCCGCTGCCTTGATATAACACCCTACCTCCACATTGTACCGAGGGCTCCTAGGTTGAATAATCCTAGGAGCTGGGTCGGGTTTGCTTGTCAAGTTGATCTTCTCGGCCTTGACAAACGTCATCAGTGTGGCATCCCGTCTCGAGACTGGATGAGTGTTCAATTCATCCACAGCCTGCTCATAACGGACCCGTTTGGAACCCGAATAGCAATCAAGAAATTCTTGTTTGGTATACGGATTGCAGGAATTAAGAGTCCTAAGAAGCTGCTGTCTCACGGTCTTCAACCGATCAAACGCTCCCTTGACAGGTTTTGGAGTGGGCTTCAATCCACCAGCTCCATTGTCCACTGCAAAGACCCTTTCCCGTAGTCCTCGAAGTATGTTGCACAACGAATTGTTGTGGACACCAAACTTGAGGTGGGAAGTGACCTTGTCCAACCTGACAAAGTTGCGTACCCTAGGGGTTCCCTCGCGTAGAACAACCACAATGGATTCCCAAGACACGGTTCGATTAATAGCCGTGCAGAACCCTTGTCCTACTCGAAGGCACCCCTACTTAGAGCACCAAGCGGTAGGCTTCACCCGCTTGTGCTCACTCCTCCGCTCCACACCTGACCGGGAACCCCTAGCTTTCAATGCATCCACTTCATCGCGAGAGGGCATAAATGCACTCTCAACGACGTACGGATACATCTTGGCTATGTCTTTCATCCGGACATTCTCCTGCTTCATGGTCTCACGAGCATACTTGCTCACCATGAGGCGGTTCGCCTCCGTGTCCTTCAGAAGTCCAAACTGCACCCGGACTTTAGTGGAATACTTGTTAATACCCCTCCAATTTTCCGGCTTGTCAGTTCCTTCCCAGTCTTCGTCAACGTTCTCCACCAATGGGAACGTACCGTCAGTGACGGGGTTCCTGCACCACCACCAGGCAACACCCGCCACCAATAGAGCGATCAATGCAACAATAACAATCATTGCAAAGGAAAGAT